AATGCTGATGGTGTTTTTGATACAACTTGGAGTCCAACCGATTGGCAGTTGGAACCGTTGAACGGTAATCTTGATGGCATCGAATGGGCGTATGACAAGATTCGTGCAATCGGTGACTACCTGTTCCCAACTGTGAATGCCAACTATGGTGAGCAAGCGTTGGTGAAGGTGACAGCAAACTTCGGTTGGCCGTATGTCCCTGAAACAATTACTCAGGCAACAATCATTCAGGCATCAAGAATCTTCAAACGATATGACAGTCCGTTGGGTGTCGCAGGATTCGGTGACATGGGTGCAATCAGGGTGAGCCGTGCGCTTGACCCTGACGTGGCACAGCTCGTCGAGCCGTACCGACGCATGCGTCTATTCGCATGAGTTCAACCACCACCGTCTCCCAGATCAAAACTGGTTTGGCTGCGAACCTGGCAACCGTGTCAGGTCTTCGCGCTTACGCCTACCAGCCTGACAATGTGAACACCCCGTTCGCTTGGCCGTTGCTGGATTCAATCCAATACAACGGGGCTATGGGTGGGGGTTTGATTACTCACAAGTTCACGGTGTCGGTTGTGGTGGGTCGTTCGGCTGAGCGCACTGCACAGACTTTGTTGGATGGGTATCTGTCTTATGCCGGTGCAACTTCGATCAGGGCTGCTATCGAGTCGGATCGGACTTTGGGTGGTGTTGTGCAGGACTTGATCGTTGAGTCTGCTGACAACATCTCCACCCTTGAAGCGAACGACGCAACGTATCTGGCGATTGACTTCGTTGTCACGGTGTACGCCTGACCCCTTGCCGTTGGATGCTTGTGGCGTGTAGTGTTATCGCATCGGCTCAGCCGAGCAGACATCAACTCGAACGCCGATAGGCAGGAGAATACTCATGGCAAAGCAAGTCCTCACAAACGTGGCAGTCACCTACGGCACTGCAAACACGGACATCTCGGCGTATGTAACGTCAATCACATTGTCGTCCAGTGCTGCTGAGGTTGCCACAACTTCGATGGGTTCGTCAGCTGTGACGCGCATCCAAGGCTTGATCGATAACTCGATCACGATGGAATTGCAACAGGACTACCCAACGATTGAGAAGTTGTTCTTCGATGCGTTCACTGCTGGTACTGCTGTACCGATGACAGTGAAGCCAAACGGAACTGCTGCTGCTTCGTCCACGAATCCACAGTATGCGTTCTCGGTTCTGCCGACTGCACATGAGATGGTCAAGGGTGCTATCGGTGACCTAGCCACCATGAGCATCAGTTTCCCAATCTCTGGTGCAATTACGAAGACTGGTTCTGGCGCGTAGTTTCAAATAATCCAATCCCTTACCTGCGGAGGTAGAGAATGAAAATCGCACTCAGTTTGACTAGTGCATTAGATAGTAAGCAACGCACAATCATTGCTGCGTTTCCTGACTTTATTGCGTTTGAAAATAAATACAATCGCAGTGTCGCCAAGTTTGAAGCCGAACTCACATTGACTGATCTTGCATACCTTGGATGGCATGCAGAGAAACGGTTGAAGAAGACTGGGTTGGACTTTGAATCATGGTGCGATGAGATTGAAGCACTCGAAGTGGGAGATAGCGCAGACGCAGTGATCGTCCCTTTGGAGACCAGTCAGCCCACTGGGTAATTTCATATCTCGCTTGCGAGACAGGAATTGCACCTTCAGTGTTGCTGGCAGAAGAACCACGAATGCTGTTCACAATGTTGGCGTACCTTCGATGGAGAGCCATTCACCTAGGCAAGTAGTATTCGTGTATGGCAGGTCGTGCAGGTACATACAGTGCATCGGATGCGATCAATGCGCCGGTACAAATTGAAGGCATCGCAGACTTTCTTCGTGATCTTGCTAAGACATATCCTGACTTCAACAAGGAAGCACGTATTGCCAGTCAAGGTGTAGCAGAACTGCTTGTTGTCGCAGCAACCTTTGAGGCTGCATCGGTGACCCGTAATCGTCAGGCGTTGGAAGTGATGAAGGGGCTGAGGGCGCAGCGTGACCGTATTCCTACAATCAAGTTGCAGGAGAAGTCTGGGTTCGTATCCAAGTCAAAGCCGAACAGAAGTCGCAAGACCAAGGTGACCAGGGGCGACGTGTTCTTTGGTGCCGAGTTTGGTGGTGGCAAGTTTGGCTCATCCAATAGGACGGTTGCTGGGGCTAAGTCTCGCGCTGGTACCGAGATGCCTCGCAAGGGTGGTGGCAGGACAACACAGTTCCTTCGGCATCGAGGCAAGACAGGATATTTCTTCTGGCCTACTGTGCGCAAGAACAAGGACAACATTGCCAAAGAGTATTTGAACGCTATTGACAGGGTTCTAGACAAACTAAAAGATCGTTGACTTTGGCTGTGGTTTCGCTACCCTGTAGATAGGGAGGCGTTCATGGTTGTCTATTTTGATTCGGTCAAGTCTGTTCAGCCGAAGCCGTTCGCCACGAATTGGGTTGACCTCAAGGAACGCTTGATGCATCATGAGGAGAATGCCAAGAAGTCTGATGGTGCGTTGTGGTCACCTGTTGAGTATTACCCAGGTAGGACTCGCGGTAATACTGCGGTTCGGTTCATTGAAGCGTTGGTCGTTGACATGGACGGCGAATCGTTTGCCAATGCCAACCTTGACGGCTACGAGTATCTTGCCTACTCCACGTACTCTCATCGACTAGACGATCCTCACTATCACTTAGTTTTACCGTTGGCTGAGCGTGTACCAGCAGGGCTGTGGAGAGCTGTGTGGGCTGAGTTGCATGAACGACTCAACCTTGTTGGTGACCCTGCAACGAAAGATGCTGCGCGTATCTTCTACCTTCCGCAACATGCACCAGATCAACCGTTTGAGTTCCACGAACAATCAGGCAAGTTGATCGACACAGACTTCCAATACGAACCTGCTCGGAACCCAACACCAAAGTCACCACGTCAGTCTGCTCAGCCTCGACGCAAGCGCACGGTTGGTGTTGAGATGAATGATGCGTGGTGGGATGCAGGAAAAGTGTTAACGAAGTATGACGGTCTTGAAGGCAAAGCATTGTGGTCTTCCGTGTTGGCTGACTTCCGTGCCTTGCGCTCAGCCTGTGAGGATGTCATCTAGAATTGGCGCATGGCTGGCGCACGTACCTTCGTAGTTCGATTCCTTGCTGACGCTGATCAATACAAGAAGGGCATCAAGCAAGTCAACGATGGCATGGGTGGGTTGAAGACCCAGGTGTCAAGTCTGATGCCGTCATTCAAAACAATGGCGATTGCCGGTGCAGCTGCATTCGGTGCTGTGAGCGCGTTTGCATTCAAGGCTGTGCAGGCTGCTGCTGAAGATGAGAAGTCGCAAGCGTTGTTGGCTGCGCAGTTGAAACGAACCTTCGGTGAGCAGCAAAACCTAACTGATTCTGTTGAGCGTTATATCTCGGTGACACAACTTCGTACAGGAACTAGTGACACAGAGTTGCGTGACTCGTTGGGGACATTGGTTCGTTCAACAGGTAATTTGACGACATCTCAAAACCTGTTGAATGTTGCGCAGGATGTCTCCGCTGCTACAGGTAAAGACCTTCAATCAGTTTCCTTGGCTCTTGCCAAGGCCAGCCTTGGTCAATTCACAGCGTTGGGGAAACTTGGTATTCCGTTAGATGAAAGCACAAAGAAGTCAAAGGACTTTGGGAAAGTTTTGGAAACTCTGGAAGGTCAGTTTGGTGGTGCTGCGGATGCTGCTGCAAACACATTCGGTGGCAAAATCAAAATCATTCAAGGACAGTTCGGTGAGATTGTCGAAACGATTGGTGCAGCTTTACTTCCATACTTGGATAAGTTCGCCACGTTCTTAGTTGACAATGTTGCTCCGGCTGTTCAACGAGTCACCACTGTTATAGGTGAAGATGGTTTGCTTGCAGGATTCCAGCAACTGATCTTTGAATCTGGCGGTGCCGGAGATTCGGTTGTCGCAGCGTTTGAATCTATGGCTGTTGCAGTAGCGATAGTAGCGAATGTTTTATACAAGGCTTATTTCCTTGCGTCGGCCTTTGCAAAGGTACCATTCGCAGCAGGTGAAGCAGCCAAGGACGCATACAAAGCGTTGACTGGTACAGCAGTCAACATTGATAATTTGAGGGCATCATTTGACAAGGTTGCTATACCTATCAACCGTTTCAAAACTGAGTTGATAACTGCGGATCAAGCTGAGCGTATGTTCAACAAGACAGGCAAGATCACAGCAGATACTTTTGATGATGACACTAAGGGCAGTGTGGCTAAGGCTGTAAAGAAAGCAACCGACAGACTCAAGACTTACACGGATGCGTTGAAGTCAAGTAACTCTGCACAGAAGGCGTTTGAAAAATCCCAGACCGCTTCGATCAAGGCTGGTGAATCATTGACGGCTGCGAACCAGGGTGTTACTGATGCTCAGGCTGCGTTCAATCAGGCTGTGGCTGGTTATGGTGCTGATTCGCCACAAGCTCGGAAGGCTGCGAAGGAGTTGGAGTTGGCTCAGCGTGGGTTGGAACGTGCTGGGTACAACGTGGAGGGTTCGTTGTTTGCGATCAAGGATGCTGAGGAGGCGTTGAAGAAGGTTCGTGCTGATCCTGAGTCAACACCTCAGATGATTCGTGAGGCTGAGATTGCGTTGGCTGAGGCGAAGTTGTCAAGTGCTGATGCGATTGATTCGCAGACTGAGGCGACTGATGGTTTGACTAAGGCCACTGGTTTGTTGAATGAAGCGATCTTTGGTGTTTCTAAGGATTCCGAGATATTCAAGGACTTGTCTGATGCGTTGACTACCGCTAAAGAGAATCAGGCTGAGGCTGTTATTGCTGTGGCTGAGGCGATTGAACGTGAAACTACTGCAATGCAGGAATATGGCAAAGCGATTCAGGATGCTGGAAAGATCGCTAATTTGTATCCAGTTGTAAGTGGCAGATTCAATCTGAACAATCCGATGGCTGGTTCGGCTAATGCTATTCCGGCAACGGTGTCAGGTAACTCGACTGGGTTCAACGCTAATGGGAGTCCAATCAATGTCACGGTGAACGCTGGGATGATTAGTGATGAAGCAACACTTGTCTCCGATCTG